ATATGGAACTGAGTCAATTAGTTTTCTCTACAGAAACATCCAAGCTAGACGAAGCTGTCAAGAAGATTGAAGCTCTTGGTTCTGCTGTAAAGACCTTCAACGATATTAACAGCGATTCAGCTAGAGCAGAGCGTGAAGCTGCTGCAGCTACTAAAGCTGCTGTAAGAGAGCAAGAGCGGCTAACTAAGGCTCTGAAGAACAAAGCTGACGCTGAGAAACAAGCTGCAGCAGCGGCTGCTAGCTCTGCTAATGAAACCGCTAACGCTGGTGAAAAGCTAGATGCTGTAGGTAGAGTCCTAGAGAAGCAAGAACTACGCATGAAGATTCTGCGTAACCAAACTCTTGGCCTAGCTACTGATAACATGCAGCTAGGTGATAGCTTCACCAACGGTCAAGCATCGCAGCTAGCTAACCTAAAGCTGATGGGAGCAACCTCAGATCAGATTAAAGAGCTAGCCAGATCATTTCAGGATTACAACAAGTTTACTGGTATCAACACGTTTGATAAGTCAGCTTCAGGTCTTGCTCGTATTAACAAAGAAGTAGAAGAACTACGTAGAGTAAACGAACTAGCTGCTAAAAACCTGTCGCTTACTAAAGATGAAGTAGTTGCGCTATCTCGTGATTCACTCCGTCTAGAACAAGCGTTCAAAGCTGAGAAGAAGACAGCACAAGAACTAGCTGCTGCTCACGATGAGCTTACCAAGAAGTACGCTACTGCTTCAGCAGAACGTAGCCAGCTAATGAACACAGCTAAAGCTGCTGAAGCTGCTGTACGTGCTGAAGCTGAGAAGACGCTTTCTAAGCAGAAAGATATTACCCGGCAAGAGCAAGAACTAGCTTTGATGCGTAAGACAATGTGGTCTGATTGGGCTAACGGAGTAGGTAAAGCTAACTCAGAGCTTCAGTCAATGGCTGCGTTCTATAAGGATCAAGAACAGGCTGCTACCCGCGTAGCAAAAGCTAACCAAGATGTACTAGCCAGTACACAAAGACTAGCTGCTATTACTAAGCAAATGCAGTCAGGTACAAGCGCAGGGGAAGCAGCTAAGACTTATGATCTACGTGCTTCTGGTGTAGAAGAACAGGCTATCCAAAGACTTATTCAAGCAGAACGTGAACATGCTCAAGCTAAGTTAGCTACTGCTAAAGCAAGCGGGACTGCTAACGCGGGTATGTCGGCTTCAGAGAAAGCTGCAGCTTATCTAGAGAAAGAAAACCGTAGACTTGCTTTCTCACTAGAGGAAGTAAACAAGGAACTGGGTATTGGTGCAGGTAATCGCTTACTGAGGTATCAAGAGGAACTAAAGAAAACTGGTAAAGCTGCTGACGTTGCTGCTAAAGAGTACGCAGCTTATGCTGAAGGTATCCGTAAAGAAGAAGCCAAGAGAGCTTCAATTGCACAAGCTGACCAAGAAGGTAAGCTACGTAACTTATCCCGCGCCGTGTCGGTCCAGATGGGCGACGTTGGTGTATCGCTAGCTTCGGGTCAGAACCCGTTTACGGTCATGATCCAGCAAGGCGATCAACTACGTGCTGCTATGGAAGGTGTTACCGTAGATGCGGCTACTATGCGTCGTGCTATGGAGGGTGCAGCTAAGCAGATTGCTACCGGGTTTATTGCTACTGGTCAGGCTGTAGGTATGTTCTTTGTAGGGGCTGTAAAAGCAGCAGGCGTTGCGCTTGCCGATGTAATCCGTGGTCCGTTTACAGAACTGCTAGCTATTAGTCGCCGCGCTCAGTCTCAGGAAGCTATGGACTTTATCGGCCCGAAGGCTCCAGCTAACGTAATGGTAATGAACAGCCTAATGTCTCAGTTACCTACCCTGCTTACCATTACAGCTACCGCTGCAGCTACCCTAGGATATGTGTTCTTCAGTGTATCTAAAGAAGCTACAGAAATGAATCGTGCTTTGATTCTACAAGGTGCTAGTCTAGGTGTTACCTCAGAGCAAGTATCGCTGTATGCTAAATCCCTAGAGAAAATCGGTACTAGCCATACTTCAGTACTTGAAGTCATCAAGGAAATGGCGTCAGCTAGTGGGTTTGTTAAGTCAGATATTGAGATTGTTACCAAATCGGCTATCGACCTTGATAAGTACGGTGGTGTTGCAATTTCGGATACTGTTAAACGATTTGCTGAACTAAAGAAAGACCCCGTTGAAGCGTTGATTAAACTAGGTAAAGAAACTGGTTTAGTTACGCTAGAGCAAATCAAGAACATTGAAACTACTCTAAAGCTAGAGGGTGCTTATGCTGCATCAGCTAAGGCTATGCGAATCATGGCAGATGCTAATACCGAAGCTGTACAAAGGCTTAAGGATGAAGCCGGTATTCTAGACAAGATCGGATTTATGCTAAAAGAGACTTGGGGGGATATTGGTAACTCAATTAAGCGTGTTGGTCGTCCTGCTGAAGCTACTATTGAAAACCTTAGAAAAGCTCAGGATGGTCTAGCAGAACAACAAGCTAAACTAGCAAAGCTACCTAAGACTGACGTAATGCGTTATACCGAAGCTACTGAAGCAGTTAAGCGGCAGTCAGAAGAAGTAGAACGCCTATTACGCCTACTAGGTCAAGCTGCTAAAGCTCCTGCTGCTGCAGATCAGGCTGCGTTAGCAAAACAGCAAGAAGCTAGCGGTAAAGTTCTAGCAGAGTACCAAAAACAAGCTGCAGGTTATCGTGAGAAAGAACTAACCCAGCAACAGTTCATTGCTGCAGCTCAGGCTAAATATACTAAGACTTTAGTTGATCTCCCTAGGGATGAAAAAGCTACTACTGCAGAACTAGCTCGACGTAAAGAAGAACTAGATAATCTAGCTGTATCCGCTGCTGAAGTTTGGAAAGGTATGCAACCTAAAGGCGCAGCAAAGACTAATCCTTTTGTTGCTATGCTTAAGCAAGCTATCGAAGCTACTATTATTGCTACAGGCAAGCAGGAAGAACTAACTGCTGCTCAGATCGAGTGGAACAAGGTTCAAGCTAACCCTGATTATATCAAGGCGACTGCAGCTGAGAAACAGCGGCTAGAAACCGAATGGAGACTAGCTATTGTCCGTCAAGGTGTTGTTCGGACTAATGAGCAGATTACGGACGGACAAACCCTAATCAACAGCTTAATCGGTAAAGGTGAGGGGCTAGGTAAAGAATACTACGCTACGCTAGCTAAACTTAACGCCCTAAAGGGTAAAGCCGGTATTGATCCGGAAGAACTAAGGAAAGCTAACGCTGCACTAGAAGCTACTACGCCTGCGGCTAAAGCTGCTGCCAAGGCGATCGAGACTAATCAGAAAGCATACGAAGAACTTTCCAAGGCTTCTAATGATTACTTACTAGGGCTACAAGAGCAGAGTAACGCGCTTGATATAGAACTTAAATACCTAGGCAGCTCTGACACGGAAAGAGAACGTCGCATTAAGCTGCTAAAAGTAGAAGCTCAATATCAAAAAGAGATTGCTGCAATGACTGCAAAATACGGTGACGGTGACTTAGTTGCTGCAGAGATTCTTGTGCTTGCTGCTCAGGCTAATCGGCAGATGGGTATTGATGTAATCAACAAAGAACAATCCTTCAAATCAATGAAGGAAGTAGTGGATTATTTTGATAAGATCAAGTCTGGTATTTCAGATAGTATTACTACTGCTTTGTTTGAAGGTGGTAATGCTGGTAAAAAGAAACTACGTGATCTGTTGATTGCTGAACTAAAAAAACCTATTACGCTGTTTATCAACGCTGTGATTAGCGATATTACAGGAGGTAAAGCAGGCGGGGCTATGGATATGCTATCTAAGCTCGCAGGTTCAGCTAGTTCTGTAGGTTCTGCAATTAGTTCCGCTGGTTCGTTTTTTGGGGGAAGTATTGGTACTGCTATGGGCGCGTTCGGCAGCGGTATGCAAGGCGCTACCCTAGCTCAAGGACTGGCTGGTCCTACCACGGTGGGGGCTGGTGGGATGATGGGGGCGGGTGCAACAGCCGGATCAGCTTTATCCTCTGCAGCCGCAGTTGCTGCTCCAGTAGCTGCGGCTGTTGCTAGCTACTACATCGGTAGAGCTATATCCGGTGGCTATAGTGTTTCTGGAAAAAGCGGCATGCAGGCCATGCTATCAATTGGGGGCGTAACCGGCGGACTGGTTAATCGTGTGTTCGGGCGCAAGACAACCGAACAAGGTATCAAAGGTACTTTCGGCGGTGAACAAGGTTTTGCTGGTCAAGGTTATACTTTTGAAAAAGGTGGTTGGTTAAGAGATGATAAGACTACTCCCTTTATGCTGGATTCAGGTACTAAGAACGAACTAGCTTCTGCTTACAAAGCTACTAAGATTTCTGTTACTGAGCTAGCTAAAACACTAGGTATTGGTACTGACGCTTTAGCAGGTTTTACCAAGAATGTGAAAATCAACTTAAAAGGTCTGTCAGAATCAGATGCTAACAAAGCTATCCAAGCTGAGTTTAGCAAGCTATCAGACTCAATGGTTGATGCCGTGTTTAACGTAAAAGAGTTCAAACGCTCCGGTGAAACCAGCACGCAGACTCTACAGCGCATGTCTAGTACGCTAACGGGGATTAATGAAGCGTTCAAACTTCTTGATATTACCATGTTGGATGTTAGTTTATCAGGGGTGGCAGTTGCTGAAGAAATTATTGCGTTGTTTGGTGGGGAAGATAAAGCCACTACAGCATTAAGCAACTACTACAAGAAATTCTTCACTGAAGAAGAGCAAGCAGCCGATAATGTAGCTAGACTAAATACAGTATTTGGCGATTTGGGTATTGCAGTTCCAGGTAGCATTGAATCTTTCAGGCAGCTAGTTTCTAGTGTAGATAAAACTACCTCAGCGGGCAGGGCTTCGTTCGCGCAGTTAATCCAAGTGTCTGATAGCTTTTATGATCTAGCAGAGGCTTCTAAGCAGCTATCAGCTAAACTAGCTACTGAAGTTTTGTCCGTGTTCAACAACCAAGAAACTAGCCAAGGGCTTACCGCTCTTCGCAATAGTATTGTTTCTAGTGTTTACGGTACTCCTACTAAATCAGCGGTAAAGAACCTAAGCAGTAACATGCAGAGCATCTTTAACGGTCAATCCACTAAAGATAACCTAGCTAAACTCCAACAAGGTATTAACGCTGCGGTGTATAACAGCAAGCTAGTCAGTTCTTCTGAGCAACTAACTACGCTGATTACTAACGCTATAGCTAGCAACTCTGTGCAGGCTAGCTCAGTAAAGCTGCAGGACTTTATCGTAGCTGCAATGTCAGGTACTCCTACGCTGCTTGCGATTGCAGAACTAGATGCTGCTATTGCTAGTATTCCGGCTAGAAATATCCAAGCGGTTAAGGCTACGCTTTCTACGCTTAGTTTTGCTGATTTCAAGCAAGCCGTTACTGGAGTGTTTGAACAGATTGCGGCTAGCTTTGGGGAGATGATTACTTCAATCAATCAAGAGCGGTTAGCTACTCGTGAAGCTGCTAGAAGTATTATTACTGGTGGTAAGGATCAAGTATCTAGCTATGCTGATATTAAAGCAGTTGTAGAAGCTCAAAACAGACCTGACTTAATTACTCCGGCAGCTATAACTCTAGGGGAAGCGCAAAAAGTTTTACCTGCTTTGCAAGGTAATTTAACAGCCGCAAAGTGGTTGCTAAACTACTACAGGACAGTACCAGTAATACCAGCCGGCGAGAAAACCACAGGTGGTGAGAGATTTACTAGTCAGACAGCTAAGGATGCTCAGATTACTAGGGCTACTGCCGCAGTAGCTAAAGCGGAAGCTGAGCTATCAAACGCTAGAGAAATAGAAAGATCAGCAGTCTTAGCCATGGTTACAGCTACGGCTTCAAGCACTCCGGTTATCAAAGCAAGCATCA